GTTTGTAGAAAGGCAAGCGGCCCGGATTTTTCCGGACAATTGGGACGAAACGTATCGGCAGCACTGCTATACGGTTAGTCCTCCGCTATCTTCTACACTCGAATGCTCTCGCGCGAAAGGGGGTGGTTTGGCGACAAACCTCACTCAGTCGGAATTTCTCGAGTATACTTTAGGAACCTCTCCTGTGACCGGTACTTCACGTTCCGCTCGTCCCATGGTGGTTCAGTCTGCGGGTAAGCCCCGACCGTTAACTAAGTTTAGTTCAGACTGCCTTTTACTGAAACCTCTCCACAAAGCGCTTTACGATAGAATAAGCTCTTTGGGTTGGGTCTGCCGTGGTGACGTGACGAGTGAAGCTCTGCTTAAGTCGGGATTTAAGGAGGGGGCAGGGGTGTTGGTGAGTGGTGATTACAAATCAGCCACGGATAACCTTCCACTTGAAGTCGCAGAGGCGGTTTTACGGATTGCTCTAAAGCGTTCCACGCGGATCCCTTCGGGGATCGCGGGTTACGCAATGGAGGTTCTCCGTCCGCTCTTTCTTTACAAGGGGGAGAATGTCGAAGTTACGGCTGGACAGCAAATGGGCTCTCTTTTGAGCTTTCCGCTGCTTTGTGTCCAGAACTTCATCGCGTTTTTGTGGGCAAAGAGGCAGCACTTCGGAGTGAAATCTCCGAAGTTGCCCGTTATCATAAACGGCGACGACATTCTTTTCCAGTGCGACGACCCTAGCTTTTTCGATGCTTGGGTTTCGGTGGTTGGCCAGGTTGGTTTGGAAGTCGAACGTACCAAGACCAGCGTTGCCGAGGACTACGGAACTCTTAACTCTACTCTTCTCGAGTGGAGGAGGGGGTTCCTTTGTGTAGTCCCAACGCTTCGGTTTGGAATGTTGCGAACTCAACCATTTGTCAATTCTCTCCCCCGATCCTTCCAACAATTTGCTGCTAAGGGCCTCCCTGCTCAAGTCCGTTTCAACGCGGGCTTGGAGTTTGTCCTGGATAAGGGCGGCGCACTACGTGCAGTAAAGAGGAGGTTGGATACAAATCCGGCTGATGCACTTTCGAAGACGTTGCCTCCCACCCCATGTGCTCACAATATCGTTATGACTAGCGAAGATGTGACATGGGTTCCTTCTCTAACGAAGGAGGAAGAGCAGCTGAATCGATTGGAGCTTGCAGCTTGGAAGTGGAGGAAAGTCGGCACCTTCAGAGCCGGAGTGAAGACATTGGAGCTACGCTATTGGATGGGGCTTTCGCGCCCGGCCGTTAACGTAGCTGGTCTACTCCGTATCTGTAGGATCGGGAGGTTCTCCGAGTGGAGAAGAAGG